GCTTTCCTTCCATAAATCTATACAAAAAAGGTAAAAAATGGCTAAGAAGTCTGCCGCCAGTTTAACGGTGGTGGCAGTTAAGCCGAAAGATGCGAGGCTTTCACCTCCTGGGACTCTAACCGCGAAGCAGAAAGAGTTGTGGCTAGAGATTGTTGCATCTAAACCGGCCGACTGGTTCACCGTAGATGTTCAATCCCTGCTTGTTGCTTACGTTAAAGCTATTACGTCTTACGACTCCTTGTCGGCTCGCGTTGATGCTATGGAGCTTACGCCTGGACAAGTTGATATCAAAGACGAAGACAAATTGTATGCCATGTTAGAGCGGCAAGCAAGACTTATTCAGTCATTTGCCACAAAGATGCGCCTTACAAACCAATCGCGTTATCAGAATTCAACCGCTGCTGTTAAGTCCTCAAAGGCTGGCAGCACTAGGCCGTGGGATTAAGATCAGATCGTAATATCGAATGGCTTGAAACTTATTGCCGCATACCAGAAGGGAAATTAGTAGGGAAGGAACTCAAGCTAACTGAGATACAGAAGCAGTGGGTAAGGGATATATACGACACGCCTACTCGTGTCTTTATCCTCTCGATGGGCCGCAAAAACGCTAAGACAGCATTTGCGGCTTTTTTATTGCTGCTTCATTTATGTGGTCCAGAAGCGAAGAGAAACAGCCAGCTTTATAGCGATGCGCAGAGTAGGGAACAGGCCGCAATTCTGTTTGCTCTTGCTGCGAAGATCGTTCGCATGTCGCCTGATCTGGCGCAATACATCACGATCCGTGACACAGCGAAGCAGTTAGCCTGTTCCGAGCTAGGCACTCTCTACCGAGCGTTGTCTGCTGAAGCATCCACTGCTTACGGTCTTAGTCCTGCCTTCACCGTTCATGACGAACTAGGGCAGGTTAAGGGTAATCGCTCTGAATTGTACGAGGCGCTAGAGACTGCTGCTGCGGCTCAAGACGAACCGCTTAGCGTAATCATCAGCACTCAGTCTCCGACTGATGCAGACCTTCTAAGTTTGCTTATTGATGACGCCCTTACAGGTTCTGATCCTAGAGTAAAGGTAAGGATTCACGCGGCTCCGCTAGATGCTGATCCATTTAGCGAGACGGCTATACGTGCGGCAAACCCGCATTACGATGTTTTTATGAACAAGCAGGAGGTAATACGCCAGGCCGACGAGGCTAAGCGCATGCCTTCTCGTGAAGCCGCTTATCGCAATCTGGTTCTTAACCAGCGAGTAGAGGCGCGTAACCCTTTCGTATCGCGTCAACTATGGATAGACAACACAGGCGAGCCATTGACGGAACTGGCGGGGCTTGAAGTCTACGGCGGTCTGGACTTATCCAGCGTATCCGACTTAACCGCTCTAGTCCTTATCGCTAAGAGTAACGATGTATGGCACGTAAAGCCTACTTTCTGGCTACCGCGTGAAGGTCTAGAGCAGAAGGCTAAGACTGATCGCGTTCCATACGATGTATGGGCAGAGCAGGGGTATCTGGAGACTACGCCTGGTAGAGCGATTGAGTATGAATTCGTCGCTGAATACCTCAGAGGCGTATTCGATAGCTGCAATGTTAGAGCAATAGGCTTTGACCGTTACAACATGCGGTTCCTTAAGCCGTGGCTGGAAAAGGTTGGATTCTCTGAAGAAGAGTTAGAGAGATTTGTCGAGTTCGGTCAAGGATTCGTCAGCATGTCTCCTGCGCTCCGTGCGTTGGAATCGTTGCTACTTTCCAAGCAACTCGCTCATGGAATGCATCCAGTCCTGGCGATGTGTGCTGCGAACGCTACAGTAGTTAAAGACCCTGCCGAGAATCGCAAGTTTACCAAGGCAAAGGCTACAGGCCGCATTGATGGCATGGTTGCATTGGCTGAAGCTGTTGGCGTGGCTATGTCGCATGAGTCTGAGAATACCGAAGTGGGGATTATGGTTTTATGAAATGGTCTTCACTCTTACCTTGGAGCAGAAAGAACTCAATCTCCAGTCCTCGCGACATCCTAAAGGAGCTTATATCTCAAGCCAGCTCCAAAACTGGTATCTCAGTTAACTGGAAAACAGCATTGCAAGCGACTACGGCTCTGGCTTGTGCGCGTGTCATAGCAGAGGGGATAGCGCAAGTTCCGTTCAAGCTGTTTCAAGAGACTCCAGAAGGCGGAAGGAATCCTGCAAAAGACAATGCTCTATATGAGGTAGTTTATCTAAAGCCCAACGAATTTCAGACATCGTTCGATTTTCGCGAACAAATGGGATTGCATCTTGCTTTCATGGGTAATTTCTACGCTTACAAGGTGAAAGTGAAGGGTAGGGTAGTCGAATTACTCCCTTTTGAGCCTCAATTAGTCACTTTAAAGCGTGATGGCTGGAATAGAAGCTTTGATGTTTATACGGGGAACGGCAAGACAATAAACGTTCCTTCGGAGGATATGTGGCACGTTCGCGGTTTGTCATGGGACGGAATGGCCGGTTTAGAGGGCGTAAAGCTTGCTCGTGAGGCTATTGGACTGTCTCTGGCGACTGAAGAACATGGTTCCAGACTGTTTTCAAACGGCGCAAGGGCTGGTGGGATTATCTCATCTGACTCATCTAAGCCGTCTGAAGAAATTGTCAAGCATATGCGCGACACATGGGAAGAAATGCAGGGCGGCTCTGCTAATGCATTTAAGACAGCTTTCCTGTTTGGGGGTCTCAAATATCAGTCTTTAGCTCAAACTGGCGTTGATTCTCAGCATTTAGAGCAAAGGCGCTTCCAAGTAGAGGAAGTATGTCGCGCAATGCGGGTTATGCCAATCATGGTTGGCAATTCTGACAAAGCGGCTACCTACGCCAGCTCAGAGAATATGTTTTTGGCTCACGTGGTTCATACCTTAATGCCTTGGTATGCGCGTATTGAGCAATCTGCTGCTGTAAACCTTCTTTCTGACAAAGAAAGGGCTTCTGGACTCTATTTCGCATTTGTTGCACAGGCATTGATGCGCGGCGCAAGCAAGGACAGGGCTGAATATTTCGCAAAAGCTCTTGGCTCTGGTGGCTCTCCTGCTTGGTTAACACAGGATGAAGTCCGCGCTCTAGAAGAATTTAACCCGATGGGCGGGGTAGCAGCAGCATTACCCATCGCAACGAACATCAGTAAAGGTACAGAGAATGCAAACACAGCGCCTTAATTGCGGCCTTCTAGAGCTTAAATTCGCTTCTGGAGATGCTGAAACCATGAGTTTTAGCGGATATGGCGCTGTTTTTGGAAATGTTGACCACGGCGGGGATTTAATCGTCAAGGGCGCGTTTTCCAATTATCTGGAAGAGGTTAGGTCAGGTAAACAGCAATGGCCCTCCATGCTTTTGCAGCACGGGGGCTTCACTTCCGAGGATATGACGCCAATCGGCGTGTGGACAAGCCTTTCAGAGGATGAAACGGGGTTAAAAGTAGAGGGGAAGTTGGCGGATACGCCTCGTGGACATGAAATATACCAACTAATGAAGATGGAGCCACGTCCTGCTATTGACGGGCTTTCAATCGGTTATATGGCTCGTGAGTTTGAAATTGGTGGAAAATCTGACCAGTTTTATCGAAAACTAAAGAGAATTGACCTGTTTGAAATCTCACCGGTTACCTTTCCCATGAACGGGAAGGCCCGTGTTGGTGCTGTTAAATCTGATTTAACCATTCGTGAAGCAGAGAGAGCCTTACGGGACGTAGGTTTTTCTCTGTCTCAAGCCAAAGCGATTCTCGCTGAGGGTTTTAAGTCTATTCCAAATCGGGACGAGGAAGGGATGGGCGAGTTAGCGGAAATAATCCGCAAAAATACCGCAATTCTTTCAAATTAATTAAGGAGTATTCATGGAAATGGAACTGAAAGACCTGCTCACGAAGCAGGGAGAGGCGTTTGAAGCCTTTAAGAAGGCAAATGATGACCGACTTAAGGCTATCGAGTCGAAAGGCTACGCTCCTGCTGATTTGACCGGAAAAGTCGAGCAAATCAACGCTGATCTGTCGCAACTTGGCAAAGATATTGCCGAAGTAGCAAAGAAATCGGCCCGTCCTAATGTTGGTAACGATGCTGAGCTTTCTCAGGACGAAGTTGAGCACAAGCAAGCGTTCAAGAAGTTCATCCGTAAGGGCGAAGGAACCGGATTGGCTGATCTGGAAAAGAAAGTATTCCAGATGGGGTCTGATGTTGACGGCGGATATCTGATTTCTAAAGAAATGGATGGAACGATTGAGCGCGTCGCTTCTACCGTCTCTACCGTTCGCAACCTGGCTGAAGTCCGCACTATCGGCAAAGAGGCTATCAAGTTCCGCGTTAAGACATCTGGAACTGCTGCACGTTGGGTAGGAGAGGGCGAAGCGGGTGGGGAAACGACCAATCCTAAGTATGCGATGCTTGAAATTGCTGCTGAGGAAATGGAAATTGAGCCGTGGGCGTACAACTCTGCGCTGGAAGACGCTGACTTCGATATCGAGTCAGATTTGGCGCAAGAAGCCGGAATTGGTTTTGGGGAAGGTGAAGGCGTGGCGTTCGTAAGCGGCAACGGAGTTAAGAAGCCTCGTGGTTTCCTGTCTTATGACATCGTAGCCAATGCTAGCTACGCATGGGGCAGCGTTGGTTATATTGCTTCTGGCGGAGCTGGTGCGTTTGCATCGTCCAACCCTGGCGATAACATCATCAATTTGGCGCATTCGCTTAAAGCAACTTACCGCAATGGCTCGGCAATGCTTATGGCTGATACGACCCTCGCGGCTCTGCGCCAGATCAAGGATGGATCGGGACATTTCTACCTGTTCCAGCTCGATCCGACTGGTAAGTTCGCTGGTTTCGTGTTCGGTGTGCCGGTTGAGATTGATGACAACATGCCTGTTATAGCGGCTAATAGCTACTCTATAGCCTATGCAAATTGGCAACGTGCTTATCGGATCGTTGACCGCAAGGGAATTACCCTTATCCGCGACAACATCACAGCGAAGGGCACCACTAAGTTCAATTTCCGCAAGCGCGTTGGCGGCGGCATCAAGAACTTTGAGGCCATTAAGCTGATGAAGTTTGCTGCTAGCTAATTTGCCTTCTGGCAACGTTCAAACCCGCTTCGGCGGGTTTTTTTACGTCCAAATTTAAGGAGTAACGAAAAATGATGCGAGATTTACACAATAACATCTACCCGAAACGGGTTATTAGCCCTGTTTCTGTTGCTGATAACACTGCTCAAGTCGGGCAAATCATAGACCGTCAAGGTTTTCGTAGCTTGGAGTACATCATCGCTACCGGATCTATCGCTGACGCTGACGCTACCTTTACCGTTCTTCTGGAAGAGGGAGACGTGGCTAACCTGTCAGATGCTGCTGCCGTGGCCGATGCAGACCTGCTCGGAACTGAAGTTCTTGCTGGATTCCAATTCGATGACGACAACGAATGCCGTAAATTGGGCTACGTTGGAGACAAGCGCTATACCCGCTTAACCATCACTCCAGTTAACAACGCCTCTGCTGCTGTTATCTCGGCTGTTGCTGTTCTTGGTCATCCTGACCGTGCACCTACAGCCAATCCTCCTGCCTAATGAATTGATCGCCAGAGGCTAATAATCTCTGGCGTTTTCATATGTTCAAAGTTCTCAAAGACTGGAAAGGATCGCCAGACGGATTCACGGTGATCGAATACAAGGAAGGCGAGATCGTTGATCTACATCCGACTCTGGTTGATGTTGCGCTGGGCGAAAAGTGGGTAGAGAGAGACGGTCTAGACGGGTCCACCTATGCCATGGCTTTAGAGGGTTGGGTTGGCGAATCGCCACCTGTATTTGAGCCGCTCCCTGAGATAGTCGGATCGAAGCCGGTTTCAGAGACAAGAGTCTCCCGCCGCAAACGCAAAAAAGGATAAATAATGGCCTCATTCGTCAAGTTCCAACATTTCGCCACGGATTTAGCCGCTGGTGTTCATGCTGCTGCGCTTAATGCAGATACCGATACGCTCAAGGTATATCTGACCAACACGGCTCCTACTGTAGCCACTAATGCGGTCAAGGCTGATCTTGCCGAGATATCGACGGGGAATGGTTATACCGGACCTGTTGATGTTCAGAATGCTGCGACTACCAGCACAGGAACAATTACTGTTGCTGGAACTGATGTCGTTGTTACTGCATCCGGCGCTGTTGGCCCGTTCCGTTACGTTGTGCTTTACAACGACACTCCTGCATCTCCCGCTGATCCGCTTATCGGGTATTGGGATTATGGTTCATCCATTTCATTGGCGAATGGCGAAACGTTCACAACAGATTTTGGCTCCAGCCTCTTTACGGTCGCTTAATCATGGCAACTTACGACGAACTACTATCCGCTGCTGGCGATACCGGGCTCCTGAACAAGGTTCGTATGGCGTGTGTCGTGGCTGCGACTACGATCATGACCGAGTCCGACAGCGTCACGAACCACACTAACCGCCTGCTTTGGGCGAAGTCTGTTTTTGACGATACAGCCGCTGCCGGAGCAAAGATGATGTGGCCCGTACTTGCTCAGAATAAGGCGTTCACTCTTGCTCAGATAACGGGTGCTGATGATGCAACCGTCCAGACTGCGGTAAATGCTGCCGTGAATGTGTTTGCTAATGGGAGCTAATAATGGCTCTGACTAAGACAGCGCGGACACTGGTAGCAAGCGCATCTAACGCAGCTGGCGCGACCGCGCGCGGGACTCTTCTTCTGACTGGCGCACAAGGCCCGAGCCGCCTGACTTGCAAGATAACGAACGGCGCAACGGGGCCGACAACGCAATGCACAGTTCGAGTTCTGATTGCTCACGCTACCTCTCTGCCAACCGCCGCTAGCGCGGGGACGGATTGGAAGACTCTCTACGCTCCTGTTGGCCCAGGAACGACGAATAGCGCAATCCTGGAAGTGGCCTATCCGATTGGCGCTGAGGTGATGTGCCTAGAAGTTGAATTCACCGGCAATACCGGGCAAGCGGTTACTGTTGAAGCATACCTCAGCGAGTTCACTACAGTTTCATGATCCTTCAGAATCAGCCGCTTTATCCGGCTCGTGTAGATACTGACCATCCGGCGCTTGTCGGAAGCTCTGCTCAGATCATAGGGTATGGGGATGCTGCGCTGTGGACCCGCAACGCCGGTTCGCTCATAGCGCAGCCAACTGTAGGAGGAACGGCGCCAGCATCTGTTGCCACTCCCTACGGCTCTGGCATCGTATTCAACGGTACGGACAACTATCTCGATTACGGCACCGCGTCTATCCCAACTCAGGAATTTACGTTCCTTTGGGGCGGCATATTTACATCGGTTGATAGCTTTCGGGGGCTGATTGATTGTATATCTGGAGCCAATGGCTGGACGATATTCCAGTCAGGAACGGATACCCTGTTTTTCTCCATAAATGGATATGGAGGAGCTACAAGTCTTAGTGGCTGGACAGCCGGGCAGTTTTGGCACGGCGCAGTTAGGTGGAAAACGGGCGGGGAGCATGCGTGGTTCCGTAACGGGATAAAGCAGTCCTCCATTAATTCGGTTCTAGTCCCTGGAACATCTATAGCGTCTCTTCGCATCGGTTGGCAGCGCGGTGGTGGCGTTGTTCCATTAAAAGGCCCGTTGGCTTATGGGTATTTGCTGGATAAGTGGCTTAGCGATGACCTCATTATTTCGCTACAGGCAAACCCATGGCAGATATTTGAGTCAGAGCCAGAGATACTTTTTTATCCTGCACCGTCAGGGACGAATTACACACTAACTGCTTCGCCCGGTTCGTTTGATATTACCGGAACAGCAGCAACTCTTAAATACAACCGCGTTTTACCGGCATCCTCCGGTTCTTTTGCAGTATCTGGAACCGCGGCAACTCTCAAGAGAGGATATTCGCTTCAAGCTGCGTCAGGATCGGTAGCAGTATCTGGTACAGCGGCATCATTAAAGTTAGGAAGGGTATTACCGGCTGGATCAGGATCGGTTGCGATAACCGGATCAGACGCCACTCTTTCAGTAAGCAGCAATAAGACTCTTCAGGCCGATTCGGGATCGTTCGCTATTACTGGTGGCGCTGCGAGTCTCAAGTATTCCCGAGTTCTCCCCGCGGCTTCTGGTTCGGTTCAGTTAAGCGGCTCGGCTGTAAGCCTCAAATATAACTGTCTGCTGTCTGCCGCTCCCGGCTCGTTTGCAATATCTGGTACTGACGCAACGCTTACTTATCAGCAAGTAGGCAACAGGACATTAGTTGCTGATGCTGGCAGCTTCGCGGTATCTGGCACTGCTGCAAGTTTAAGATTAAATCGTAAGGTATCTGCTGCTTCAGGGTCGTTCGCTTTCGCTGGCACAGCCGCTACGCTGCGTTATGCGCGAAAGGTAATAGCAGAAGCAGGGGCGTTTGCTATAAGCGGCACAGACGCGATTCTGACGTACTCCGGTGTTCCTGCTGAGATTACTTCAACCGTAGAACGCACCGCAATATTCAGGGCAATAGTGGCGCGTAACGCCACATTCCAGCGCAGCAAGTCCGTTTCCGTCAAATTCAATTAAGGGTGGAGCATGTCAGCTGACTTTGTATCTGGCGATACAGGCTCGACTCTGCTCGTCACTTGCACGGATGATGCTGGAGAAGTAATAAATATCTCTGGCTCGGCTGTGAAGATTCGCTGGAAGGAAGCGGCCGGAACAGTTGCCGAAAAAGATATGACGGTTACTGATGGCGCTGCGGGTGAGTGCAGTTATAAGTTTGCTGCTGGTGAGTTATTTGCTCCAGGCATGGCATTTGAGATAGAGATTACCGATTCTGGAAGTTTTAAGCTGACCAACGTTGACCTGATCGCCGTGACTGTCCGAAAGGAACTGGCATGAAGGTAATTACGCCTCCCTTACTTGAGCCTGTATCTCTCGCGGAAGTAAAAGACCAACTAGGCATAGAAGATACCCGCAGCGATGGCTTGCTGTCTCGCCGTATCACTCAAGCTCGTTCATGGGCAGAGGACTATACAGGCCGTGCCTTCCTGACGCAGACCAGAGAAATTAGATGGGATTGTTTCGTGGATAGACACGAATGCCCATCAGCTTTGACCGTTTCCTCGGTCAAGTACATAGACACGAACGGGGTTGAGCAAACTGTCGCAACCTCTGACTATACACTCGACACGTACGCTTTTATCCCGTTCGTCCACTCTGCTTATGGCGTTTCGTGGCCAACTCCAAGGTACGAAAGAAACGCTGTTCGGATTCAGTTTACTGCTGGATATGGCACTACTGCCGAGACCGTTCCAGCACTGATTAAAGAAGCTCTGATCCTCCTAGTAGGTCACTGGACAAATTTCCAAACGCAGCAAGAAGGCGGCATTAATCCGACTCGCGTTCCATTCGCCGTGCGAGACATGCTCGATACATTCCGGTACGAATTCCTCTGATGCACGCAAGGCAATCTATCAGGGAGGCTGTGGCAAGCATCCTCTCTAGGAGTCCTGTTGCCTGGAAGTCGGTAATTGAATCGCGCATAGCCTCTTCTCGCGTGATTTGGCCCTACTTAATGGTGTTTGCTGAATCGGACTCTTCCGATCCGGCAACGGTCAGCGATCCGTGCGTGTACGGAAGGGAATTATCCATTTCGATAGTAGGAATGCTGAGGCTTCCTGGTACTGGTGATACCTACACCGTTGAAGATCGGATGGATCAAGTCTCGGCAGAGATCGAGACAAAACTAACCCAATCCGCATTAAGAGATTCGGTTCCGCAAGTTCAATCCTTATCGCTGGTTAGCACGGTCATGGAAGTAATAGAGGGCGAGGAAGGGAATTATCACGCTGAAGTAACAACGTCCTGGCGTGTCGGTTATTCAACATTGGAAGGTTCTCCAGGTTCATTGCTTTAAAGGTTTCATCAATCCGCACAGCCGCCTTCGGGCGGCTTTTTTGTTTTCTAAGGAGCAATAAATGACGATTTACACAAACTCAGGGTTGGTGCTTTCCATGCAAAGCGCAGCAGCCTCTTCCGTTGCAATAACCGCGTTTACCAATGCAAATCCTGGCGTTGCCACTTCCTCCGCTCATGGTCTTCTGGACGGCGATATCGTTCTGCTTAGCACCAGCGGGATGATTGAAGTCAATGATCGTATGTTCGTTGTAGTTAACAAGACTACAAACGATTTCCAACTCAAGAATACTGCAACCGGCGCAGTCGGGATCGATACGACTAACTTTGGTGTATTCACTTCCGGCACGTTCACCAAGCTAACTCTCGGCACGACTATTCCTGGCTGTCAAGAATTCTCTCCTTCTGGCGGTGATATCAAGTTCGTTGACACGACTACTGTTAGCGACAAGGTAGACAAGCAGACCGTAGTTGGCGCGACTGCGATGAGCTACAACATGACGCTGCAATGGGACCCGTCCGACACGGCACAGATCGCCATGCTGAACGCTTTCACGACCCGTACCAGCAAGGGCTTCCGTATCACTTGGCCTAATGGACGTTACGCCATGTTCTATGGCTCGGTAGGCTACGCTGGATTGCCCGGTGGTAGCTCACAAGGCGTTACCACTTCTCCCGCTGCTGTCTCGATGAACGGCGCGGCTACCTACGGTATTCCGTAATGAGTAGTTTAATAGAGCGCATCCGTGCGGCTCGTCAGACTCGCGTAACGGTGGACGGTAAGACGTTCATAGTTCGCCGTCCTACGGATAAAGAGGCTTATGCAATGTCGGCCTCCAAGTCTGAACAAATGGACTTGTTGGAAAACTTCGTAATTGGATGGGAAGGAATAACCGAACTTGATCTAGTCCCTGGCGGCGGCTCTATCCCTGTCGAGTTCGACCATGATCTCTTTGTTGAGTGGGTAGCGGATCAGCCTAAGTATTGGGGCGAACTAACCGCTGCTATTACGAAGGAATATACAACTCACGCTGAGAAGCTGGTCGAAGCGGAAAAAAAGTAACGTCCTGGCTGGATGAGTTCAAGTTACCCAAGGAACTCCAGTCAGGGGATATACCGCAAGAGTGCAGATTAGCAAAGCAAGTCTGGATCATGTCGGGCCGTACTATTGACTACGCGGCTCTGCCTGTTCTGTGCGAGATGTACGGGATAGACGATATTGAAACTCTGCTTGTTCAGTTGGTAGCAATTCGGGATTACGAATGGCCGAAACAATCACAATAACTGGACTGCGGGACGTACAGCGCAAGCTGTACTCATACTCTCAGCAGTTAGGGGATAGGGTTGTTTTAGGCGCATTGCGTCAAGGCGCTAATCTCGTCAAGAAACAGGCTCAGGCTAATGCTCCGGTAAAGACCGGCCTTCTCAAGCGCAGCATCCGTG